GAGTATTACGATACGTTCTAGCATTAGCTGTTTCCTGCCCCTGATGATGATGTCATTTGAATAGCGGTGTAATGTACGGTTGCGGAAGTTGTTGATGCGGCGGTGGTAGACCATTTGTTGAAGGTCACGCCTGTATTTGAGATACCGCTAATAGTTACTCCAACGTTGGAAGTAGCGTTTGAAGGAACGGTTGCGGTGATTATTGGGGTAACACCTGTTGAAAATGATACGGGGAAGGTAAAAGCAAGTGATCCAGTAAAGGCGGTAGTTACTCCCGCAATTATTTTGTAAGGAATTCCATCCATTACGTTGGTGTTTAGTTGCGCCGCTGTTAGCGTTGATCCAGCGGTAAATGTATATCTTCCAGACATTAAAAGCCTTTCCAAAGGTTATAGGTTGTTAGAACAAAGTCATTTGATACTTCAATGGTACGACCAACAATGATTGCCTGGTAGTTAGTGAACCCATAAGTTGGCATATTTATTTGCGTTAGTTCACCGATTCTTAGTAATCGTTCTGGGTATAACCAAGCGCTTCTTGGTGTTGAACCCGAATCGTAAATTGTATCTTCACGGAATGTTAGGTTTTGAAAGTTATGGGCTGTAAGGGTTGTTATTGATACCGGGTTGAAAGTTTTGTTGTAGCTTGTTGCTAATTGACCAAATGTAGTCATTTCGCTAATGTCTTTCAAATCAACTGATGTGGTCAAAGTCACATTTCCACCGCTGGCAGCATCAGAACTTGCTCCGTAGCTGTAAACAATGTTTGGATCATAAACGTTGGTTAGTAACGCCCCTGTTGGTGAACTTAGTCCATCCCAATCCAATGTCAAGTCAGTAATCATTGTTTTATCGAATGTAAAAGTTGGCGCTGGCAACGTGGCGGTTAGTCCGCTAGTTGTTTTGATGCCCTGTTTGTATTTGTAATAACGGGTTGTGGAAGTCCAAGTTACTTCTGTTGGGGTCACATCATCTCGACAAACAGATAAATCGCAAAGAATCATATCTTTTAGCCATTCCCCATAAGTTTTAGTTTCATAAGCGCCAACAGCTGTTCCCCCGAAATGGTTGAACGATGAATTGTAAAGGTTTGGGATTCCTGCGGCGGTAGCACCGGCGGCGATAGCATCAGTTTTGTAAACGATATTATCTTTTAGAATGGTCAATAGAACGTTTAGATCATCTTGGGTTTTTGATGATGCTTCCAAACTAATGTTGGCAATGTTTGATTCTGGGTTTAGTTTTACGTTGAAAGAACGAATTTTTCCCATAAAAATAGGTGTATTTTTCAGGAAAACAGTATCGTTATAGGTTTCCGCATTTTTTAGGGTTATCCAAATTGGTGTTCCCAAGTAATAGTTCTTTGAGACCGTGTTTGTAAAGTCTTTGACAATGATTTCAGCACTCATAGTTGCCGGGATTGCTTCGGTAAAAATACCTTGGGAAATTGAACTTCCTTCGGTAATGGTTAGTGAACTGATAGCAACATCTTGGATAGTCATTGCGCCATCGGTTGCGCCAAGCGTGTCAGTTCCGTTTAGTTTGGAAAAGTCAAGGACAAATGACCCAGCTAGTGGAACATAAGTCCATAGTTCCCAATCGTTTACTGAATAAGTTTGTGTTCTAGCGGCCATTATTTCAACAACTTAGCTAACGGGATTCCCCTAGTCATTGCTTCTTTTTTCAACATTCGAGAAATCTTGCCATCAATAGGATCAACATTGACTACTAGGGTAGGGGCAAAGAAATTTCCACCCGTTGATTTGTTCAATGCTTCTGCGGAAGTATAAGCAAATTTGCCAGTAGCTTGACCGCCACCATACAAATTCAAAGCATTTTTACCTTGGCGGGTGTTCATAGCACTAGAAAGATTTGCTTTCTGTTTTGCGCCACCCGAAAGAATATCGGCAACAGTTGTTGCCAAATCTAATGCGTTCTGGATTAGAACCATAAAGGTATCCATCCATTCTTTCATTTGGGCTTGACCTTCTGGCGATGTAAGCCAAGCGAAAGCGTCATTTACCTTTTGAGCAATAATATCTAGTTGTTTTTGCGCTTCTGGGGATGCCAACCAATCAGCAATGTTATTAGCCACGGGTAGGAAAGCCTTACCAAGTTTTTCTTTGAAATTATCCATAGTTGCATTGATTCTCGCAAATGGGTCATTCTGTCCGGCAGCGGCAGCCATTCCCCCAGCTTGAATTCCGACATATTTCAAAGCATCGCCTGTTTTAGATGCGGATGGATAAAGTCTGTCAAATGCTTTTTGGTTGCCAGCCATAGCCTTAGCAACAAGTTTTGATGCTTTCTCGACTGAAATATTTTTATCCGCAGCAATGTCAGTGGCAAGGGCAAACATTTTATTTGCCTTGGTCATCGAATGAGTTTGTCTGGCGACATTCGCATAAGCCGGTTTCAATTTGTCATCAACAATTCCGGTCAAATTGCTCATTTTGTCGATCACGTCAGAAACAGATTGTTTTTGTTTATCTGTGGCTTTCCAGTTCTTATCCAAAACCTTGTTTAATAATGCGGTGGTTTTAGCATCTTCCGCAGCGGCCTTAGTGACATCGACTATTGAATCGTAAACTGCTCCAATTCCCAACATTGCTACGCCAGCCCAAGCCGCTTTCACACCATTTGAGATAGTTTTCATCGACTTTCCAAAGCCTTCCATTTGTTTGGAAGTCTTTTTCAAGTTTTTTTCCCAATTGGAATTGTTCAGTAACACTTCCGCTTTTACTTGAAAAGTCACGATGCCCTTTCTTCTAAGGCGTTCATAAAGGCTTGGTATTCACCAAGCGTTAGGTTGTAGTATTCAGTTGGTGTCATTCTGGTAGCTAGGCAGAACGATGCCATATTGTTTAGGCGCTGGGTTCTTTTGGGTCAGCATCATCCGCCATCAAGTCTGATGCTTCTGACATATCCAAGTTTAGGCAGTCCTGAAACGTCACGGTTTCATCATCACGTTTAGCAAAAATGTAAATTAGTGCCGCAAGTCTGCGCCCTGATAAACCCTTTTTAGCAAGTTCATAGATGGAACATCCAGAAAGTGTTTCAAATTCTTCCTGTTCCCCTAATTTCATTTTTTCAATGTCGATTTTGATGTTCTTGATCATTGGTTTGCTTTCCTTTCGTATTTATTGACTAACCTTTGTAGTTCGTCAAGATAAGTATCTAACACTCGCTGGCGTGTAGCCTTTAACGCCCGTTGAATCCAGTTATGTGGTTTGATGTTTTTCTTGAACCAACCGAAGTTTTGTGGCCCGGCATATTTCGCTGTCGTATTATTTCCAACAGTCACAATAACCTTAGTGCCAAGTTTTTTTGCTTTTACAGTTGAAAGCAACTTACCTGTTCGCCTGTCATAAGACATAAAAGCCTGAATAGATCGGGCTGTAATTTGTCCAGCTTCAAAAGATGCTTGCGACAGTTCTTGTTTGGTGACCCCAAGCCCGATAAGGGCATCCTGAATCTTTTTTAGATTAGGAATCCTTATCGAATCTTGGGATTTACCAGACATTAGGCAGTTGCGATAGTTAGCCCGTAATACAACTTCGCAGATACATCTAGCCCGGTGTTCTTTACTCGCAAGGTAACCGAAAAGTTTACTTCTTCGTTAGCGGTAAGAGAAAGCGGTGGAAGTTCGTTGATGATTACAGTTCCCGAATACTTTGGGTTATCTGTGCCAGTAGTGCCACCACCTGGGTTGATCTCGAAAGCAACTTCGGAACCGAAGTTAGCCCAAAAATACTGAAATAGGGAAGTTGATTTCTGACCTAGGTAGCCATCAATTTTCATAGCCCATTCGCCATCAGTTCTAACAGAACCAAAGGTCATAACTGCGCCCGGAGTATCTCCAAGGGTAAGTTCGACAGCACTAACTTCTGGCGAATAAGAAGTAGAACCAATTTTGAAAGTAATATCACGGGCGATAATACGGGGAACAGCAATAGCCATTTTTTGTCCTTAAAGAGTAATTCGCATTTCAACCGTCAAGTTGGCGGCCAAGAATTCTGCGTTGTTTGTTTGTAATGAGTAAGGTTGTGAAACGTTTACGATTCGGGCATAATCTGGATTCCCATTTAGTAGGGTTTCCAAAGCCTTATCCAATAGTTCGGTTGCTTTTGAATTGACCGCTGGCGCAGCTATAACCATTACTTCAAGATTCATAAGCCATTCCCCATCCACCGTCACCGGGGTTAGGTATGGTGATCCAGAAGTAACAACAATTACTGGCGGAACAATTCGTTCTGGAATGTACGAAAATACTCGCAACCCTAGGGCAGTAAGCGCCAAAGCATATTCGACTTTGGAAGCGGTTATTTCATTGACAGCCATTAGACAGAGTAACCAACCCAAGGCTGTAACAAAGGCACACAAGCGGTCATAGGGTCTTTTCCTGCCCGAATAGCGCTTCCATCCATTGATGCGAACTGCGTGACACCTTGGGGCGACTGGCGGCGGTAGAACAATTCAGAAGATGCGATTAGCACCGCTTCGTCTTGAATATGTGTCGGAACCGTAGTTACTGCGCCAATGTAGCGAGAAACCAAAGCCTTTCCAGCATCAAGACAATTCGTAACGAAGGCAGAAACTTCTTCTGTTCCAACGTATTCTCTAAATTGTTCTACCGTCACAGTCATTTTGAACCTACTAGGCGGTTACGTCTAGCTTTACGATTGCGCCTTCAAATGGAACAGTAATTGCGCTGTATCCATAGACTGCGTATTCGTTGGTCAGAGTGGACTGACCAGAAATGTCATCAACAAGGCGAACTGGGGCGCCAGCAGATTCAAATACTCGTAGAGCGTTTGAGTTAGCAAGGAAAGCCTGACCGCTTGACAGAGTGGTGTCTACAACAATTGGAAGACCGAAGATAGTTCCAGACAACTGAACAGGCGATGCGAAACCAATCGATTCACCGCTGGCAGCGCCACCGTCTAGGCGAACTAGCGGGCGACCCTGCGAATCAGCAACAGAAACTAGGTACTTGTAAGCAACTGGATCAGCCAAGATAAATTCTGGGTTTAGACCAGAGTGGGTCTTGATGTAGGCAGCGCCATCGGTGATTCCTTCAAGAATCGACTTAGCAGTTCCGCCATCGCAGTCCATAATCTTGCCGGTCATATCAAGCGCAGCAATAGCAGCAACAGCAGCAGCGTTAGTTGCGTTTGCGTAAGCGATTGACATTGCCTGGAAAGCGGTGTCTAGGAATGGAACGGTTGAACGCTCTACAAGCTGGCGTGAAAGGCTTGCGGAAGATGCGATGGTCTTAACGTTGGCAGACTTAGCACCGATAACAATGTTTCCCTGAGCAATCTGGCTGTTCTGGGTTGATTGGATAGCGGCGGTAGCACCGTTAGTTGTTACCTGCGCATAGTCCACAGTCATTCCTGCGGCTGGTAGTACGCCGGTAGACCAAACTGACCAAGATGGGCGGTTTAGGCTAATTAGGTTGTTGATGAAACCAACCCAACCTGGAAGGTTGTAGGTGTCAGCAGTAGTTCCTGGGGTGTAGGTACGGATTAGGTTTAGCGCTTCATCGTCACCCTTAGCGAGAGCGAGAGCGAACTCACCCTGCGAACGGAACTTCATAAAGGCTGGCGCAACTGGGGTTGCTGGGGCGACATTCGATTCGGCGATGCGGCGGATTTCCACCATTTCGTCTTGAATCTGGCGAATGTCTAGTTCGGTGTTTGGAGTTTCCAAGTCACTCTCACTTTCGTTTTCGATTTGAATTTCTGGTTCGGAAGGGGATTCTTCTCGAACTTCGGTGATACTCGCAGAGTTGTAAGCGGGAAAGGCGCATACCGATACTTCTCTTAGCGATACTTTGGTTCGGGTAATGGTGTTTCCATCCCGTTCCTGTTCGATAGGCACGAAGCCAACCGAAAATTTGTTTAGAACGCCATCTCGCATTAGCGCTAGCGTTTCATCCGCAGCTTGAACTCCCGCAGTTAGTTTTGCGGTGATCTCAAAGCCTGAATCTGTTTCTCGCCCGGCAATTACTTTACCGATTGGGGTTTCGTGACCATAAAACAGTTTCACATTTTCAACTGAATCAATAGCGCCACGGGCAAAGCGTTCGTTGTAAACGCCCCCAATGTTGGCATCTTCACCGTAAGGTACAGCGATGCCTGTAATAGTTCGTTCTTCGGTTGAATCAATCCTGAATTCAACTTCACGGGTTTCCAAGTTATCCAATGAATCCTTCTTTCTGCGCAGCATATTCTGGGGTAACCATTCCCGCATCAATGGCATCTTTCCACATTGCGATTCGGGCTGGTTTGGACAAAATCAAATCTTCCCAAAGCGGTTCAACACGAGAACCCCTTGGCAAACAGCGACTTAGGGCATCCTGTAATGGGCGGGTGTAAGCCTGTAAGGTTTCACGGAAGAAAGCCGATTCTTCATCCGTTAGGTTGCTGTAAGTGTCACTAGTGCCATCAACCCCAGTCACTAGCTTGCGGGCTGGGATACCAAATAGGCGGGCAATGCCCTGAACGTTTTGGCTGGAAACTTGGGTAAACATTGCTTCCGCTGGATTCAACTGGATCGACTGATAATCCATTTGAGAAAGCACCGCAAGTTGGCGTTGGGCTTGTTTCGTATGCCAAGCGGCGGTGATAGCATCCGCATCCGCTGGGGTAATGTCTTTGTTAGTTTTCAGAACGCCGGTAGGAATACCTGATGAACTAAACCAATTGGCTTGATAATCTCGCAAATCTAATGCGGCCACAATGTCATCACCGCAAATATGGATTGGGCTTGGAGCTTTTAGCCATCCAGCCCTAGGAAAGAGCTGTAAGTGTTCAACTTCATAGGCGCTATAAGACTTGCCCATATAGTTATAAACCCGGCTAGACATTAGGTTGTTTGGTTCTGAAAGTGTTACGTTTATTGATGCGCTAGGCAACAAAGTAACATCATTTACTTTTCCTGTTGAATCGAATGACTTGATCCAGAAAGCGTTTCCTGTCAAAGCCATTTCAGCCACAGTCGAGTAAATGAATTGATGGCGGGTCTGGGTAAGGCTTGGGTTGTTTACAAATGTTGGGTTATCCACAACTATTTCAAGCCCGGTAGCATAACGTTTGGTTTGCCATCCAAGATTGGAAATCGAAGTGGCAAGTATCTGAACGCTACGCCAAACCGCAGTCAAAGAAAGGGCGGTTTCGGGGCTGGCTAGGGTAGTAGAGCGGGGCGGAATGGTCACAGATGATTCTGTACGGGTTTCCGTCTGATTGAAAATGCGTTGCCAAATACTTGCCACGGGGTTCAGTCTAGCCCCCCTTGATGACTTTTAGAAAATTCCTACAAAATCAGCGGGGCGTGTCGCAGAAACATAAATTGCCAAAGCAGTAGCCAAAACACTATCGATATCGCCCAAAGAATCCTTGCGAGAGAGAAACCAATTCTCTCCAACATACCTGGCAACACCCCTAGGTGATTGAGCAACCAATAACTGATCATCACCATTCCATTCAATAAGGTTTTGTTGGAAAAGACTAAAAGTTGTTGAACAAGCTGCGGCAACTTCTTTTGACCACAACTGCCATAAAGGAAAACCATTGGCTTTCAAGCGTTTTTGTAAGCTAGGCATCCTTGAACCGTCAATAACTATTGCGGTTGCCTTTGTTCGCCTGTAAACATCGGTCAAAATTTCGTAAAGGCGGTTTTCGGATGGGTTTACTAGGCTGGCAACAAGTTCGGTTTGAATTTTGTCACCAATCTTTTTAGCGGCGGCGATAGTGGCGTAATCAAGTTTGGTTGTTACATCAATAGAAATAACACTTGCAGAAATGTCATCGATTCCGTGGCCTTGATTGGCGTAAAAGATTGGGGCTGGTAACCAAGATTCGCTTGAACCCGAAATGAATTGGTTTAGGCGATACCGGCGGGCTTCGTGTTCTGGAATGGTTGCTAAGTCGCCCAAAATGCGATCTAATGGAATTCTTCCACATTCAACCGCAGGATTAGATGCCAAGACCGCTTCCGCATCAATCGCAGAACCTTCTGGGGCTTCCCAAACAAAGAAACCAAATCGTTCTAACGATGGGTCACCATTTATTGCCCGTTCGCCAAGTTTGTAAAGGTCTATAAGGGTTTCTGAACTCAAATCCCCAGCTGTCGTAATGCCACAGAGATAAGCGCTAGGACTAGCTGCGGTGGCTTGGTTTATGGCTGTCCACATCCCTTTCTTCCAAATGTGAAGTTCATCCAGTAACCCGGTATCACAGCGATAACCTTGAATTGATGATTCTTTGGCTGGCTTTATGTCATAGCGGGAAAGTCCGTCAGCGGAAACAATGCCACGTCTTTCAGTAGTTTTTTTGAACATTGCTTTTAGTTCTGGGTTTCCAAGAATGGTTGCCAAAACACGTTGGTAAATAATTCCAGCCTGTTCGGTATTTGATGCCAAGGAAAGAACCTGCCCAGTTCGCATTGTTAGCCCCCAAACTCCCAAGATGCTGGCAATAAGTGACTTACCCGATTGGCGGGGAATGGATACGATACAACTTCGATACCTTAGTTTTCCAGCCAAATCTGGATCATCATAATCATCTGGGTAACGCTCCAACATATGGCGCAACAACCAAGCCTGCCATTCATCAAGTTTGAAATTACTGCCCTTTGGATTATCCATATCCTGATAAACAAGTTCAACAAGTTTCAGTAACCTATCCGCATCACTAGGGAAATCTTCGGAAAGCGGTTTGGTATAGCGGGCTGGGAACAGCATTAGCGTTTGAGCAGTTCCCTAAGGGGTGAAACTTCTTCCACCTTTCCAATCATCTGTTTTAGTTCATTGATTGTTTTGCGCAATTCACCAGCTGTTGATGTTTCGCCCTTTTCGTCATACCTGGCAGCCAAAGCCAAAGCCAAATCTGCGTGAACCTGGGTTTCTGAATTTAGGGTAAGGGTTTCAATCCAAACCTTGGTCGTTTCATAAATCATTGGATTCCTTTCGAACGGTTATTCGCCCAGCCTAGCCCAAACTTTTGGCTTATTCGGAAAAAATGGCAGTCCTGCGGGCGATGTTTCGTCACCTATCAGAAAAAACTGATAGGTCTAGTTATTTATTTTTGTTTTCGAAATGGTGTTCGAAAGCATCGATACCAGTTGATCAGCGTTCGCCACTCGCCTATGGCATAACCTAGGTAGTCCATTCGTTGGCGGTGTTTGGGTCTATAACCTAGGCGAACCAACGGGGATTCTTCCAATCCACTCTGACCATTGTTTTATCTTGCTTCTTGCTGTTACAGCTGCGGCACATTGATTGGAGATTATCAATTGAGTGATCTGGTAACCCGCCTGATTTAGATGGTGGAACGATGTGGTCGATAGTCCAGTCGTTGCCTTCTAATTCTTTGTGACAGATTGAACACCGGGGTTCTAGGATGCGTTTAGCTGTTGCCCTTGCTTCTTTCCATTCTTTGGAATCGTGCCAGTCACTCATTTGGATTCTTCTCTGATCATTCGAATTAGTTGCGTTGGGCTTAGTTGGCGATTGTTGTTGATTAGTTTTATGATCCGTTCACGTTCAACAATTACTCCGGTGTGAAATGCGATTGATGTAAGGCTATTGTTTTCGCCTTTTATTGCTTCGATAATGAAATCGTTGTTGGTCATTTGTTACACCTTTGGCAGTCGCATTTGTCATCAAGATCGTTTAGGTCTTTTGGCAGCAACATATAACTAATGATTAGTCCAACGGTATAGATAGCGCCTAACCCGCTTAGAGCTAGTAATACCCAGCCAATTACTTCCTTCATTTGTTCTCTCCCTTGATAAGAGCGATTACTTCACAATAGCAATCACCGTTCCAGTCGTGACCGCTTTCTGGTTTACATTCGCTTTTGCTTTCTAGCAGTTTGATAATGCGTTCACGTTCTTGACGTGCCACTATTTGAGCCATTTCAGCGGTAAATGGTTCGTTCATTCGTTTCCACCTGCCCATTTGAGAACGCTAAGAAGAATATCTGCTGGGGTTTTGTTTTCGCCTAGCCCGGTTTCGATAATCTTGGTGACTTCAATTCTGGCCTTAATATGTTCGGTGTTTACTACTTGGCTAATTGCCCTAGTTAGTTCTTCGACTTGATGGGTGAGTATGGTCATTAGTAGTTTTGTCTTTCTATGATCTGACATTCGGTGATTGGGATTTCTAGGAATAGTTCAGCTTCGGATAGGGATGTGGATTTGGTTACACGTTTGGCTTCGTTCAAGGCGCTTGGCGGCACTATTAGGTAGTGTGTCCAGTCTTTGTTGATTGTGACGTGTAGGTGATGCGGGTTGTTGTATTTGGCTTTTCGATGGGCGATGTGGATTGTTTTGTATTTGAACGCCCCGGTATCCCAGTTGTTTTTGACTTCTACTTCGATAGTCCAAATAGCCCCTGTACGCCCGCTGGTGGCGATTAGGTCTGCCCCGTAGTCATCTGGGTTCACGTGTACATTTTTCCAGCCTGTGGCTTCGAAATCGTGAATGATGATGTATTTGGCTAGATCGTGTGTTGTGTATCTGTGTGAATCAAATTGGGGGTGGTTGTTCATTCGATGCCTTCCAATCGGTCTAGGTGGATATCTAATGCGCCTGTTTCGCTGTAAATGACTTTCCAATCATCACCAAGCATTGAATCTCGCAGGACTTTGTATCTTTTGAGTAGCTTGATGATTCGGGCGTATTCACGGTTTTGACCGATTTTTAGACCGGCTTCTAACCATTGGCGTTCTTTTATTGTTGGTTCTCCTAGTGGTACAAGTTCACCTGGTTTTATTTCGTATCTTGGTTTCACGATGCCGCTTTCATTGGTTGATTGGTTAGGCGTTGAATTTCCATTAGTTCGATTAGGGCGATAGTCCAAGCCTGTTTGATGAAATCGTTTTGGGATTGATTGATTCTGTCTTGGAGTATGTCGATTTGGGTGGCAACAACTAGGTTTAGGCGTTTGCGTTCTTCAATTGTTGCTTCGTGTTTGATTTGTCCTGAACTTTTCACGGGTGTTCCTTTCTGATTGTTCCGTCTGGTAACCAATAACTTGCGGTGTTTGTTTTGTTGTAGATGAGATCATCAAGTTTGGTTTCTGATAACCCGGTGGCTGTTTTTAGTAGCTGGTAGGTTGCTCGGTGTTGGCGTAGGGTGGCAAACCATTCGTCTGAACCCATTTTGAAGGTTTTTAGTAGGTCACTCATTTTCAAATAATCTGTGATTGATTCGTTGATTAGGTGGATGCTGTCTGGGTTTTGGCGGCGGATTGACATTATTTCCTAAATGCGTTGTTTGGTGTGAGTAGGAAAATGATTGCTGGGGCGGTTATTAGATAACCGATTTGTTGGTCAATGGTGAACCAAGTGATTACCCAGATTATGGTTGCTAGTTTGGCGATGCGCACTAGTTAGCCTTGTGGAAACGTTCAGCGGCAACATATAGGGCATCGTAAACGTCTGCTGGGTGGAGCATTGTTAGTTCTTCGAATAGGAAACGGTATTTTGGTAAAACCCCGATAGCCCATTGGTGGAAGTCTGATCCCTTGACTGCTTTTGGGTTTAGTAATTCGGTTTGGGAGATAGCATCACGGGCGATAGTCCAAGCCCGGCGAATGTCTGGGTTTAAGTAGAAACCGTTTTCTAGCTTGAAGTTACTGATTGCGAATTTTATGCCTTTGTTGTTGTATCCGATTCCTGTGTTCATTTGTTCATTCCTTTTCTTGATTGGTTTGGTACTGCCCTATTAGTTTGCCAATTAGTTTTGTTATTTGAAACACTCAATAACGTGTTGTTACCTAATCGTTATCTTCCCAATTCAAATAGATTTGAACTCCGGGTTTGAAATTTGAAGATTCATAACGTTTAGATGCCTTAACGCTTATGATTTGCGAATCATCTTTTATTACTTGCGCATACTTTTCTAAACTGATCGCATCGAATACTGCTCGAATGAGCTTGTCCACATCATAAGAACTTCTCGTTATTGGATGCTTGCGTGTGACTGTTTTCGGGCGGGGTAACACAAATTCCAACGAAACCTTTATTGGGGCTTCTATGGGGCTTGGGTGACCTTGTTGGCGTATTTGGTTAGCGATGGTTTCCCGCCATTGATTCAATTTAGGATTGGCAGCGATTATGCGGCCTTGCCCAATATGGCGAAAAGACCCCTGCGGTACAGGAGTCCCTTCGATTTCATAAATCAGAAACATTTAGAACGGTGATTCGTCTAATGCGTGAAAGCCTGGTTTCCCATATTTGCGAACATCATCGAGATCAACCCCAGCTGGAACCGGGTTATCTTTCATTTTGATTTCCACAATTTCAACATCGTTCAGGGAAATGTCGTGTGATGTGATTTGGTTACCGTTTTTGTCCGGGTAGGTCTGGATTACTCCATCAATTTTTGAAACAGTCATTGAGAAAGTTCCCCGAACATCAATCCAAGTTCCTTCGGTGATATCGGTAGGTAGAGCTTGTGTCCACAAAGTCCATCTGCGTTTCGCTTCAACCCCGTTTGGTAGATCGTAAAGTTCCCAAAGGTGAACAAGTTTTGATGAACCTGATTTTGGGAAAGTGATAGTTCCATTTACTGATACTTTTGCCATTGTTGTGATTCCTTTTCTGTTTAGTTAGCAACAACGTTTTTAGTGTAATCGCTTATATATATTTTTAATTCAGGTTTATTAAGGTTATATTAAGGTTATGTAGGACACGAATGTCCGCCTCACCTGCCCTAGATGTCCTGTTCATCTGCCTTGGATGTCCTGTTCATCTGCCACCAATGTCCTGTTCATCACATTCTCCAAGTCATCTAAAAAAGTGTGATTCATCGACTTATCACACCAATCAGGGCAGTCCAAAATAACCGTGTAAAGGTTAGTTGATGCTATCGATCCCCGCCGGTAAGAACCGTTCGAAATAACGTGTAATTCACCCAAAGAAACAAGTTCATCAAGACAGCGGCGAACTTGCCTGGTAGAACAATTAGCGTAATCAGCTAACGTTTGTTGAGATGGGTAGCAACCCGCTAAACGGTCTTTCCCCGTATGCCAAGCGATACCCATTAGAACCATTTTGGCAGTACCAACCGCCCGACTATGGTTTAGAACAATTCCTATTTCTTGAATACTCAATTCATTCCTTTCATCCTGTAAGATTTTGGCAGACACCAATATCCGCCCATCAATTGGTGAACCTAATGTCTAACTTTATGTAGCTCACTAGGTTGCGCCCTTACCTTTAATTCCTTTCGGTAGGGGCGTTCTCTAATTCAGCCAAATGTTTACCCTTGGCAGCAATAATTTCGAGAATTTCAGCACTAACATTCAAGGACTTGGCTTCGGTATACAGATCAAGAGCTTGGTTGCGAGTGGAAACTAAATCAAGTTCTTTTACCCAATTCCGTAAACGCCCTGCCTTTTCCATTTCGGTTCTACTGGCACGTTTCTTTGATGGGCTAAGTTCTCCACCTAAAAGCGATAATGCCCGCCCCGTGGCGCTGGTACAGCATACTTCTAGGGCGCTAGTTGAATTGATACCTTTTTCAGTAATCGTTTCTTGCGCATAATCGACAGCATCTGCGCCCCTGGCATCTTCGAACTTCCAAACAGAACATTTCACAATTACTTCCTTTTCATTATGAAAAATAAGTTCATTGATGATTCTTCCTTCGGGATAAATTTTTCGGAAGATTTCAATTCTTTCTTGAACACTTTGATAATCAGATAAGTCAAAACCCATTTTTATTCCTTTCAATGGTTACAAGAAAGCCAGCCACTTCTGGGGGATAGTGACTGGCTTCCCCATCTAGGCATCGGAGTTGAACGCCTAAATGGATTGTAGCAAACTACTTAGACTTTTTTTCCGTGTCTGCCTTAACTTTTTGAATTCCTGTTTGGATTGCTTCATCAAATGCTTCATCGGTAACTTTACCTTTGGCAGCGTATTCAAAAGAGATCGCAACAACAACAACAAGCCCAGCACCAAGTCCGCCAATAAGCCCGGCGTGTAATGGGGTGATTCCACCGATTGCGCCAGCTGTTACGAAAACAATTCCAGCCCCCAACATAAAAGCGGCAACCCTTAGTAATCGTTTGAAATGTTTGTTCATTTGTTCATTCTCGCTTTCGTGGCTTCGTCAAGGATTCCTGTTTGAACAAGACCCTTCTTTATTTGAAACGCTAAGATGGCTTCTTTTGTCATTTCAGGCGTTTCTGGGGCGTTCTGTGGCTTTTCTGATGGGCTGTAATGTTCAGGCTTCAAAGGCATTTCAGATTCTGGGGTTTCTTCGACCTTGGCGGCAGAAAAAACAGTTTCAGGCTTAGTAGGTTCTGGGAAGTTGAAAGGTGTCCCCCAACCAAGAATCACACCTTTACCTGTTACTAACTTGGTAACTTTACCCGGTGTTGGTTTACCTTGGTCAGCGCCAAAACAAACAAACTGCCCTGACTTATTGACCGAATGGAACATCGCAACGTGATCACAACCGCCATCACCATTCCAGTCATAAATAACAGCATCACCTGGTTTAGGTGTTCCCTTATTAGTCCAAGTTTTGTTGGCTTTCATTCTGTCCATCAGTTCGTGGACCCAAACAATTTTGGTTTTCTTACCTAAAACCGCATAAGTGTATCCAGCGGCGCAGTCGTAAAGATTAGGGCGACCTTTTAGCCAAGGCATCTCGGAACGTGGCTTGCCAACAAATGAACGTAAAAATTCAAGAGCTTGTTTGCGGGTGTTTACTTCCAATTTAGTTTCCTAACGTTTTCAAAATGATGAATAAAACTACTGAACTTATTGCGGATGAAAGTAGTCCTGTTAGCCAAGCGCTACTCCATCGAGCTTTTTCTAGTTCTCGGATGCGGGTTTCGTGGTCTTGAACGGATGCGATACCGGCCTTGATTTCAGCAACGTCTTGAACGAGTTGAACAAGTAATGCTGTTTGGCTGTTACTTCTTGGCTGGTCTGTCATCTGGCTTATCCATAGCGTTAGTTATTAGGTTCATACATCCACCGCATAGGTATTCCGTGGCGTGTGTGAACAATTCGATAGGAATGTCTTTGTTTTGGCAGTTATCTGTTGAACAAGTGAGTATTACGATACGTTCTAGCATTAGCTGTTTCCTGCCCCTGATGATGATGTCATTTGAATAGCGGTGTAATGTACGGT